CTCCATGCTCGCATTTCCCATCCACGTCGTCGCCGGGTTGCGCCAGCTACCCCTGCTCTTCCGGCGCCCATTACGCTCGCTCTGCTTCCGGGGCAGCGCCAGCAACTTTTCGATCAGATTGCTGGCGTCTGCAACATCCATCTGCTGCGGGGCCACCGTCTGGAGCCGGGTCGCCTCGTCTAGTCCGCTGGTATCTCTTTCCCCGGCTAGCTGATTGATAAACTGTGATTGTCTCTGGGTCGCCATCGTCTGGTCCTTTCGTTCTGGGGTCGCCCCCGGTTTGTTCTTACACCCTCAAGTATATCCCTCGCGCTATAGGTGTGTCAATGGGGTGGGGAGTTTTTTTCAGTTTTTTTTCGGGCGGCGTGGCTACACCGATTACACAACGCACGTGCGCGTGCGCGCGCGCGAGAGGCGGCGTCTCGATCGGCGCGAGTTTCGGCTGTTTTCGGTAGGTGTTCTGAGTCGGCGGCGGTGTCCAGCTTGCGTGTACGGCGATCCTGGCGCGTTGTTTTCGGCGGCTTCGGCTTCAAAGGCGGTGTTTCGCGCCAGGACGTGAGTTTTGAGAGGCGTTGACTTCCTCTTCGTCTTTGCAGGCGCAAGCGCGTAGAGAGGCGTACAGGCGGCTTCTTCGGTGTTCCGTGAGTGCACAGTGTACCGGACAGTTGCGCACAAAAAACACGCGCGCGCGCGCGAGAGGCGGGAGGGGCTTGCGACCACTTGCGAAACACCGAACATCCGTGCTACAATGGGCCGCTCTCGTAGTGCGCGGGTGGCAGGACGGAACGGAACGATGAATGCAACGAGATCAGCACGCCTGGATGCTCGAACAGCTCCAGCCCCTCGACGACGCCACCCGGGAGCGGGTGGAACGGCTAACCCCTAGATTGCGCACGGCTGTACGCTCACGCTCCCGGGGGCGCGACCAGCCGACCGACCTGGACGAGAAAACATCCTACGCGATCCTGGCGCTTATGCTGTCACTGCAGCGCCATCCGGAGCATCCCGACCGCAAGCACATAGGCGCCGCCGCCCGCGCAGGCGGGCAGTACATCCGTGACGAGGCACGGGCCTGGGGTGTCAACGCCTACCAGTTACGGCACTCGCGCCGAACAGACTGGCGACCGCTGTCGCTGGAAGGCGATACCCGCTCCATCCGTCGCATTGAGGACATCGGCGGCGTGGACCCTGACGAAGAACAGGAGGTGGAGTGATGGCATGGCTGCACGACGCTCAACGATGGCGCGACGAACCCGGCAGTGTCACAGATGATGCGTTGCGCGGCCAGCTTCGGGCGATGGCACGGATCGCCGGGACACTCGCCCGCGACGGGCGCATCAGCGTGGATGCCCTCGTTTACGAGCTCCGGCTCAACGCCCTGGTCTGCGGTTTCGACGATCTGAATCGGCTGCTCGACGGCATCATCCGGTAGGCTCAGGGCATTCGACCCCTATATAAGTGAGAGACAAAGATAGTCCTGGCTCTCACGCGCACTAACGGCGCGGGGCGTTTACCCTCAGACGCCCCGCGCCACCCCAACACAGAGGTATCAATGCCCAAAACCGCACCCGAAGCAATCACCGCCTGGCTCGCTGGCCGCCTCACGGGAGCCTCAGCCCCGCAGGTCGAAGCGGTCCTGTCGGAGTTCGACAGCGCCGCCCTGCAAGGCTCGCGGGTCATCCGCACCTGGTGGCCATCGGACATCATGATTGGCAAGGAGAGTGCGTACGGCTCTCAAACCGAGGCTGCACGGTTCGCGGTGACGGCAAACAGTGACACCTACCCGACGTGGACGGAGGCGCTTCCTACGCTCGGCGCACGGTCGCTGCAGGTCTCCATCGCAGTTGCCTGCGCCTCGACCGTTTCCCCGTTCGCAGTGGACCTGTACACTGGCGTCCGTCCCTTCGGCGGGTCCGCGGTGTACTGGCCACCCGGGGGCTCGCCCGAGGTCGCGCAGCTCGTGCGGATCGTCCCCATCGCCGCCGGTGTGCGTTCCTACGACCCCGGCGCAATCACGATATTCGAGACCGACCCGACCACGGGTGACGAGAAACAGCAGTTGTTGCAGAAGGGCAGCCCGACTGGCGGCACGTTCACCCTCGCGCTCGATGGCACGGCCACCGACCCCATCGACTACAACGCCACAGCCGGGGCCATCCAGGCGGCGCTAGAGGCCAAGCTGGGCACGGGCAATGTCCTCGTCACGGGCGGGCCGATCAACTCGCAGGCTGTCGCCGTGCAGTTCGCAGGCTCGCTCGGGGACGCAGGCAGGAGCCTGATGGTCGCGACCTCATCTCTCACTGGCGGGAGTTCCCCGACGGTCGCCGTCGGGCGACTGCCGCGCAAAGAGGTTCTCGGCGATTGGTGGCGACTGCGAATCCGCGTCCCGGCAACCACCATCGTCACGATATCCGCGCAGGCGAGGAGCTAACATATGGCAAGAGACGTTCGCATCTGGTTCGGTGGCAACAGCCTCACCGCAGGGGTCGGCTGCCCGACCCCTGGGCGATCCCGCACCGGCCGCATCATGGCCAAGCTCCGGAGCCATCTTGGAGGCAATTACAACCTGCAACCGGTGATGGCGCCCGGCTCCGGCTCCGTGTTCGGAGGCTTGATCGGGCAGACGCTGTACGGGTGGCTCAGGTATGCCAGAGAGACTCAGCCGCACATCGTCATCCTCAACGGAGGGGAGAACGACCAGGGCTCCAGCCAGTGCGCGACGCTCGGCAACTCCATTTCCGCGACCGGCACCACCATCAAGCTCGGCGACAACCACGTGCCCAACGTCTACGAGGTCTATGACCCGGACTCCCCCGGCGTCAATGAATGGTTTCTCGCGCCGCAGCTCGCGAGTGGCGCTGTCTACCGGCACTGTATGCGCGGGCTGGGGCGCACGAAGACGCGAGCGTGGGAGGCGGACGCGCCGATTCACAACGACGTCGCCACCAAGGGTTACACGGGCGACGTGGGCTATCCTGTCGGCGAGCCCTGCTGGCTGCGCAGGATGCGCGTGCTCATCCGCGAGGTCGTGGGCTTCGACCCCAACCGGCCCCACCCAATCACGCTCGTCTCGGGGCTGTGGTTCAAGGCCAAGGGCGCGGTCGAGACCTCGCTGCTCCAGACGATGGTTGAGGAGGAGTTCATCAATGAGGGGTTCCGCGTGGCGTTCTGCCCGTGGCTCGACCCGCGCAATGACTATACTTCGGCAATCTGGTCGGACCCGTACTGCAAGGGGCCAATCGGCGTCACAAAGACCGCGATGCCGAACAATGCGGACGACGTCACCATCACGCTCGAACCGGGGTATTACGCGTCCGCGTTCGATGGGGACGCGGCCCTCGGTGTCGGGGATATGGTCCTACTCACCAAGTCTACGGGCATCCCCACATACAACCAGGTCGAAGGATGCATCGTCAAAGCGCGACCCGCCGCCAACCAGCTCACTCTGACACGGCAAAAGTTCGGCACCAACACCAGGGTCACGAATCCGGAAGATGGCTCGGGGACCGTCTACATCGGCTTCCTGTCGAACGCGTGCATCGCGCCGACCCTCGACCCGAACCTGCTCAGTGCAGCGACGTATCCGATCATCTCTGCCGTCTGGGACGGGCATCCGAGCCCGCTCGGGGCGGAGCTGATGGCGCAGGCGGAGGTAGAGGCGCTGCTGCCCCTCATCGGATGATGCAAGACGGTCCCACGGAACTGAAGTACGTGCCGCAGCAATGGAAATCCGCTCCGCCATGGCGCGAGTTCCTTGAGGACTTTGAGCAGTATGGCAACGTCACACACGCAGCCAGGGCGGCTGGAGTCGCGCGGGAGTCGGTCTATCGCAAGCGCCACACGTCCAAACTGTTCGCCATGGAGTTCGACCAAGCCCGCGCCATCGCGACCGACAACCTGGAGATGGCCGCGTATCACCGGGCAACTAACCCGGATAACCCGTCAGACCGTATCATGGAGCTGTTGCTGAAGGCCAACGCGCCCGACAAATACCGCGAACGGTCCGAGGTTCTCAACAAGGTCCAGTCCGTTGTGCGCGTGGTTGTGGAGCTCCCGCCTTCAGATGCCCCGCCTCCAACGCTCCCGCCGGAGGATACTCTGTGAGTGAGTCCGACATCGTTCGTGAGACTATGCCGACAGAGGACAGCGTGGAGTTCGCCTTCCGGCTGCATCACGGGCAGGCACAAGCATACCGGAGCACGGCCCGGATCATCATCGTTCTGGCGGGATCGCAGGGCGGCAAGACTAGCTTCACCCCGATTTGGCTGGACAAGGAGATAGCGGAGTGCGGCCCCGGCGATTATCTGGCCGCGTCCGCCACCTTCGATCTTCTCTCCCTGAAGCTGCTTCCCGAGATGCGCGAGCATTTCGTTCGGCGCTTGGGGTGGGAATACAAGGCGTCGGCCCGGACCATCATCAACGAGCGCGAAGGCAAGCGCATCATCCTGCGGTCTGGCGAGAACCCGGAGTCGCTGGAGTCCGCGACAGCCAATGCCATCGTGCTGGACGAGTTCGGGCAGCGGCGTGTGCCCAGGGAGAGCTTCGAGGCTGCTCGGCGCAGGCTGACACTGCGCCGAGGCCGTATCCTGATAACCACGACCGCCTACTACACCGAAGGCTGGCTCATTGACCTGATCAACAGCGCCCCGGCATCGAAGGGGCAGGTCGAGGTCATACAGTTCCCGAGTTACTACAACCCGCGTTTCTCAGCGGCAGAGTGGTACGAGCAGAAGAAGTTCTTGCCGCCCTGGAAGTTCGGGATGATGTTCGAGGGAAAGGTGACGCGACCGCCCGCGCAGATTCTCTGCGACTTCCGGCCGTGGGACCGGAGTATCACGAAGCCCTGCGAGGAGTGCAAGGATTGTATGCACGGGCGCAAGTGCGAACGCACCCGATTTGGGCAGCTTGTAACCCCGTTCGAGATACCGAAGGATTGGGACCGCATCGTAGGCGTGGACTTCGGGCTCGTCAACACGGCAATCGTCTGGATTGCGCACAACAGGCATTACATTCCTGGCTCCCTGTCCACGCTGCACGGAGGCCCGCAGTCCGAATACTACGTCTATCGGGCGTCGCTCGGTGGCGGCATCACGCAGGAGGAGTGGGCGCGGAAGAGCCTGGAATACAAAGAACCTGTTGCGATGTGGCTCGGCGGCGCCCCGTCGGAGAACAACCACCGCCAAAGCTGGCAGATGGGCGGCGTCGGGATGATCGAGCCGCTGATCACGGGCGACGTGGAAGCCCGTCTCGACCATCTCATCGGAATCATTCGGCAGGACCGCATTGCGGTCTTTGACCACCTGGCCGACCTGCGGACGCAGGCACACACCTACTCCCGCGAGATGGACACCGGCACGAACGAGCCGACCGACAAGATCAACGACAAGCAGAAGTACCACCTGATTGACGCCTGGGGCTACGGCGTGACAGCGATACCGCGCAAAGCGGACGTGTACGAGCCGCCGCCGCAGTTGTCGCCGGACCCGCGCATTGCCGCCATAGAGGCGCTAGAGGCGGAACACGACGAACGGCCGGACTTCGACAGCGATGCCGCATCCATGCTCGACGATTACGCGGGAGGGATAGACGACTTCTTTGAATGACGTCATCACAACGCTCCTTCTCTTCGGGGCCGTTGCCATTCAGGCAGCGGCCCTTTTCTATGCCTGGCGCGTCATCACCGGCCTGCGCCGGGAACTGCTGGCGTTTCTCGATGCGCCGCTTTTGTCTCGCGTTGACCCGCCTCCGGCGGCAACGCAGGACGATGCGATTCCCTACGACGACACTTTCTACCCGGATGCGGGGCAGGACGTGGACTTGACCACGCTCGCCGCTGCTTCCGCGAACGCCGCCGATCAGTTTCTCGGCAACCGCCTGTAACCCCTTATGTCAGATTACAACTACGACTATCCCAAAGAGAAGGACGGCGAAGACCTCGTTACCTGGCTGGATGAGGAGTTCGAGCGGGCGAAGCGTTGCCGCGAGCCGTACGAACGGCGGGCATTGCAGGCCATCCTTTTCCTCGGCGGCGACCAGTGGACATCGGTTGAGCACGATATGGCCCGCATATTCGGGCGCAAGCCCGTTCGGCCCGCAGGAACCGATTCCGCCCGCATCATAGACAACCAGCTTCAGATATTCGTCCGCCAGATGATTTCCAGCATCAGCGAGTCATTGGCGGACTTCGAGGCCATTCCAGCCACCAGCGACGACGAGGACCAGAAGGCCGCACAACTCGCTACCCGCTGGATCAAGATGCGTGACCGCGTTGACAAAGAGGACGCCATCCGCGAAGACCAGGCGATGTGGACGCTGTGCACGGGCGAGGCGCTTCGCTTCACCTACTACGACCCGGACACCGAGAGCTACGACGGGATACCGGGCGATATTCAGACCGAGATCGTTGACCATTTCCATTACTTCAAAGCCCCGGACTCGGGCGACCAGTGGCCCCCACGCTGGCTGATTCACTTCGACAGCCGACACGTGGACTGGATCAAGGCGAAGTACGGCAAGACGCTGGAGCCGGAGCACGTAGCCGACCAGCTCGAAGCGCTCGACAGGCTGGCGATGAACGTCATCACAGCCCAGAGTTCGCCGAAGGAGGATCAGAAGTCGAGCATCGTCCTGAAGCGGATGTATGCGATGCCCTGCGAACGCTACCCGAAAGGGCATGTGTTCGTATGGGCCAACAAGACGCTTCTCGATGAGCACGACCTGCAATCGGGCTTCCCGTTCGCGCAGATGGTTTGGTATCCGATACCCGGCAGGCTGTACCCGATGAGCTACATCGAGCCGCTTATCAGCGACCAGAGGCAGCTCAACACGCTTCTTTCGCAGATTCACGAGGTCAAGCTGCGCCAGCTTCGCGGCGACATCGTAACGCAGGGCGTGGGCGAGGTGACACAGAAGATCATCAACTCCCGCACCGGCCAGAAGCTAATCCGCCTGGACCCCGGCATCAGCAAGTGGGAGTTCATGGCCTACGACCTGATAACCCGGACCGCCGAAGCCGACCTTGGACGCCTGATGAACGGGCTGAAGGACAAGAGCGGACTGGCGGAACCGTCGCTAGGGCAGGTTACAAATCGCGACACAACCGCGACCGAGCTTCAACTTCTGCGTGAGAGCGCGACATCGAAGCTCGGATACCACATGCGCTTGTTCGAGCAGAGTGTTTGCGAAGTTCTGAAGCAGAAGTTGCGGCTGGCGCACGATTTCTACGACGTTCCCCGGATGATTCAGGACACGGGGCGTTACTCGCAGGTTGAAACGGAGTACTTCTTCGGCGCAGACCTGCGCGATACGAAGGACATCATCCCGATCCCCACGCCGCGAATGACGCCAGCGATGAAGCGCAAGGCGATTCAGGAAGCGGCGCAACAGGGACTATTCGGCCCGTGGCTCGACCCGCAGACCGGGCTTCCCTCGCCCTTCATTCAGTTCTCCTCCCGCACGATTCTGCGGAATATGGGGCTCGTGGATGAGGACGAACGCATTGCACAAGACTTCGGCCCGTATGACGACCTCGCCGCGAAGGTGGGCGAGCTTCAGCGTGTGGGCGAACAGGCGTGGCTGGCGATGCAGCAGCAGCAGTTGATGCAGTTCCTCGCCCCACCCCAGCCACCTCCGGGGCAACCGCCCCAGGAGCAGGCTCCCCCTCCCGATGCAATGGATGCCGGGATGGACGCTGGCGGGATGCCAGCGACCCCGATGGAGGCCGGAGCAGTTCCGGTTTCCGAATCCGACCTTCTTTAGTTTGCGCGACAGACAGGACTGCTTTCTCTCAATTCGCGGCCACTGCGGTAAGTGGCAGACGCGCCGCAAGGCGCGTGGAGACAAGCAGTGATTCTGCTATCACCCGATCCCGCCGACGGGGGGGCACCCGTCGAATCTGCGCCCGAAGTTGCACCTGCAACTGAGGCCGCAGCGCCAGAAATGGTTTCGCCTGAGTCAGACGGCACCGCAATCGCGGAGACTCCCGAGCCCGACAGCGATCAGTCCGCTGACCTCGGACCCAGCATCGAAGAACTGAAACGGCAACTCCGCGCCGTGACACAAGAGCGGAGTGCGGAACGGCAACGCGCTAACGCTTTGCAGGAGCAGCTGGCTACTGCGCAGGCGTATGACCCGAGCCAGCCCCCGGCAATCCCCGGAATCCCGACGCACACCGCGCCCCCGGAAGGCACGTCCTTGAGCGTGATCAGCCCTCTGGCTGACCCCGAACTCGCAGGACTGTTGTTCGATCAGTCGGACGACACGGTCTGCATCGGCGACCCTGACAAAATCTCGGACTGGGTGTCCCCGGAAGTTGCCCGCAAGGTTGTCCAGGCGAACCGTCTGGCAGCCCGCGAGGAAGCGCTCCAGCACCAGACTGCGGTTCACGAAACATACAAGGCGTTCGAGCAGTTCTCTCAGGCAATGCAGGAGCACGGCAAGAAGCTCCGCGCACAGGTCCTTCCGCACATCACTGACGAGACGGCTACCGAAGCCGTTGACCGGCAGATCGCGGCGCTCACGATGCAGCGTATGCGCGACGCGGGAATCACCGTCGAGGGCATCGCCTTCGGCGACCCGTCCATCCGCGACAAGGCTGCTGACTTCCTGGCGGAGTCCGTCGAGGACATTCGCAAGGTTCACGTCATGCTCGCACGCGACGCCGGAAAAGCCAACGACAGAGCCCGCGCAACCGCGCCCGTGAGAGGCGGCGGCGGCTCTGGAATCACCGGCGCGAAGCCCGTGGCAGAAATGACACGCGGCGAACGCAGGAACTACTTCCAGAAGGTCGCCGAGAACCGCCTCTCCTGACAGACGCAAGCGCAGGGCCCCTCACATAGGGCCGCATCGCGGCCACCACAGGAGTAACCCAAATGCCTTGGACAGGCGACGTTATCTCGGGAGTCAACGAGATACTCAAGAACGTGGACATGTCGGGAGTGACCGACCTCCGCGTGTACAAGAATCCCTTCCTCGCGAGACTCGAGCGCGAGTACTCGCACGACAACTTCTACACGGGCGCAGGCGCCCGTATGAGCCTGAAGGCCACCGTTCCGATGAACGCCCGGCCCCGCGTGGACGCGCAGGACGTCCCGCTCCCGACGCCCCATAGGTTCACCCGTATGACCGTCAACCTGGCGGAGTACGTGGCCTCGACGGGCATCACCATCAAGGAGCAGGAGGTCGCGAAGCGCAGCAAAACGGCGGTCGCGAACCTCGCGGACATCAAGCTCGAAGACCTGAAGGACGACCTCAGATTCCGCCTCAACAACGCCGCTCGCGGCGACGGCACGGGACGCCTCGGATACGTCGGCAGCGTTGCCAACGATGCTGGCGGCGCGGCTGGCTCCGGCACGGGCGGCACGCCCTGGCATGTTACGCTCGGCAACACCGGAGTCAACTTCGGCTGGGGCGGCGCGGACAGGTTCGAGGTCGGGATGTTCGTGGACATCGTCGAGCCGGACACTCCAGGCAGCACCAGCGGCTGGAACGTGCGGGCGACCAACCTCCAGGTCACTTCGGTTGACTATGCCACAGGAGTCGTTGTCCTCTCGGCGCTCACGCAGAATGGTGTGGCAATCAGCACGGTCGTTGACACGAGCAACATGAACACCAAGGGCAACTACGGCAACCTCGCGAACGACATGATCGTGAGCGCGGGCGCTCTGACGTTCACCGGCACCAGTTCGGCGGGCATCTCGACATGGAACGAGATGAACGGGCTGCTGGCGCTCGTGGACAACGGCGCGAGCACGTTCAACGACACTGCCGGCACTGGAACGGGCTGCTATCGCGGCACGTACTTCCAGGGCATCGCTGACAGGACGACCATGCCGCAGCTCTGCTCAAAGGTCTATAACAAGTGGAGCGGCACGTCTCCCGGTTCGTGGGACCTTGAGGACATCCTGAAGCCGATTCGCGACGTGGACTTCGGGTACTCCGGCGGCCAGACGACGGCGCTGTACGTCCACCCGGACATGCAGGCGGCGATTGCCCGCAAGGCGTATCAGGCCAACAACGCGCTTCAGAACGTGACCGACAACAAGGTCACGGGCGGGTATTACACCAAGACGCTGGTCACCTCGACCGGCCGCTCCGTGCCGATCATCCCGATGCAGGGCCACCCGCTCAACACCATCATCGGCGTCTGCGAGGACGACTACAAGGTGGTAATGCCGAACGAGATCGGCTTCGTCAATCCCTACTCCCCCGGCGGTGGCGGCGACCCGTTCTTCGCCGCTCCCGGCAGCCGCAACCTCACCTACGAGGCGTGGCTGCGGTGCGAGCTGAACGTCGTGGCCGAGCGCTGCGACAACAGCTTCCGCATCGAGGGGCTGACAACTCTGGAGTAGCCTGGCGGCTGCTTCACCGACCCAGGGCGGGGCTGGCAACAGTCCCGCCCGACCATTTTGGAGAACTCAATGAGAAAGCTGTTTACCAACTCAACCGTGCTGGCCGTGGCGATTGCCGCCATTGCCATCACCGCCGTGTGGGCGGCGCGGACGTTCGACCAGGTTATCACAACCGGACCGGGAGGCGGACGCCCCGGTATCGTGTCGTACTCGCTCGTGTCCAGCCCGTTCAAGGTTGTGACGAAGACCGCGAGTTATGATATTACCCCGACCCGCGACCGGACGGACCCGCCGGGAACCACCTACCAGATGAACGGTTCCACGCTGAGCCTGACCTTCCCCACGCCGAGCGCGGCGCTCAACGGGTACTGGTACAGGGTCAAGAACATCAACAACACGCAGTTGTCGCTGAAATGCGCAACCACAAACCCCGGCCAGTTCCGGGTCGGCAACTCGTCAGCCGTGGCGGAATATAAGCTCGGGGCGTATGCGAACCACATCGGCGCAGGCGCGATTGTCTGGTGTGACGGAAGCAAGTGGAACATTGACGATGCAAGCGCGCCGGACACGAAAGTGCCATGGGTGTACACCAAGGCCGCGGATTACACGCTGATTTCCGGCGCAACGGCGGGCCTCGACCCGTGCGGGGCTGTGTACTTCACGTCCACGGGCCCTGTCACGTTCACTCTGCCTGCTCCCGCCGCAGGACTGGCCGGCTACAACTACCGCTTCATCAACACTGTGGACGCGAACATGACAATCACCTGCGCCACCGAGGACAAGCTGAGCATTGACGGGAACGCCGCCTCTGACAGCGTTGTGTTCTCGACAGCCTCGCACAAGGTCGGGGCCGCCGCCTACGCGATCTGCGACGGCGCGAAATGGCAGGTGCAGAACGTCAGCACCTGCACCATGACCGACGGGGATGTGGACGACTAAGATGCTGCCCACCTGGAAATACGTTCGTAACGCGACCGGCGAACCGCAGGTGATCAGCGACCTGCGGTTTGTCGCGTTTGGCGGGGTTGTCTCGTGCATCCCCGACGGCCTG